ATAGATAATATAATTTTTATTATAATAACTAATCTCATCATCAGTGAATTTCCCTGATCTTAACCTAGAATTACCGAGATATTCGACGAAGGGGCCGAACAGCCGACTTTTAGCGTATCCTGTTAGAGGTTCATCTATGTCGATATGTCGAACTCCGCTTGTATTGACGGTAGCGAGCGCATAGTCACGCTCAATACCCTCAATATGAAGCATATCGCATAGTTCCTCAACTACCACTTTTGCGTAGTGAGGGTCAATATAATCCGTAGAGTCAACACAGTCAGATTCATATATCTTCGACGTCGGGTCGTCGAAATCATAGTTTTCTGAATGTGAGCCTCTGACTCTACCCCAGACTTCCTTAATGCCAATGTCCTTTTGGATCTGGGACTCGGTACGGAGATAGAAACCTTCTCTTATACCGGGGATTCTTTTTAGAAATGCTGTGCATTTGTTGTGAGCGACAGATAGCACGGTTGAGGCTAAGGCGGACGTTTTAGTTACTGTACGGTATTTCCCACCACGTTCGGAAATACTTTCGACAACTAACGGAATGTCCACGGGTCCACTCGCCGCAAGGCTGTGAACCTCGTTCCACCATTCATCTCGTGTGCAACCCATAAGGTTAAATTCACCTACATCCTTCTGACCCGGATGGTAATTCGTATAGTCCAAAAGTTCGGATCTATTCTCTTTGAACGAGCTTATACGTTTATTTATCACCCGATCACGGAAATAAGAATATGCGCCACCCTCGGCCCTAGATCTTTCGATGCATCCCGATACATTGAACTGGGGACGCGTTTGCGTTCTAATCGATTTTAGGACCTTTTGTGGTATCTGTCTCGATAATCCTTGAATGAATCTGCGAAGTTCTTTCTCAAGGGGCCAGTCACTCTTTTCCCAAGATGGAATGTCCAATTTGGTGCCTTGTGCCCATGGCGTCAAATTGTCAACAAACCTACTCTTCTGATTATGGATAGGATTCGATATCCTACTCATAAGCTCAATACGAGGAGTATCACTCTTAGGTAATAGTGGCCATGCCCTATTGATTGTCGAGAAGATCACTCTATGAATATATTTCTTAATGCAACGTTGGTGCTTCGCGATAGGAATCGGGATATTCCTAGCACCCATCTGCATAGAGTGGCCGAACTATTTGATACCTTTTAAGAATAAGGAATAGTCAAGGTCATACCTGGTCTTCATACCACCAGTTGATAGAGCGTCATAAAACGACTTTATGACTATTTGACTTATTCTGGATATATCAATATCGTTCAATGAGCAAACTTGACCGTAGAACAACATTGTCCTCATGCTGTTCACTACATAGGTCATGCCTTCATTAGGAAGCGATTGCCTTTTATGGACGTGGGATACTATTTCATCAATATTCGTATTTATGTATCTAA